TAACGCTGAAGGGCGCTGACAGCCCTGATTCATTGCGCGGTATAGGCTTGGATCGTGTTGTAATGGACGAGTTTGCGTTTATGAAGCCTAGCGTATGGTCAGAGATTATCCGGCCTGCGCTGTCTGATACGGGTGGTGATGCGTTGTTTATTGGCACGCCTGACGGACATAACCATTTCTTCGATGTATACCAACAGGGTCAAGATGATGAGTTCGCTGACTGGCAGAGCTGGCAGTATACCACCGTTGAGGGCGGCTATGTACCGGTTGATGAGGTAGCTGCGGCAAAACAGGACATGGACGCTCGCACCTTCAGGCAGGAATACGAGGCGACCTTTGAGACCGCCGGTAATCGAGTTTATGATTGCTTTGATCGTGATAGCAATGTGGAGAGTTTGCAAGTGCCGGGTGCAAGGGTGATAGCTGGCATGGACTTTAACGTTGATTTTATGTCGTGCTGCATTGGTTACAAGCTACCGAGCGGCATACATTGGTTTGACGAGATACGGCAGACTGATAGCAATACATTCAAGATGGCCGCTGAACTGGCTGCGAGGTGCCCAGGTTGCACAGTATATCCTGACCCAGCGGGTAGTGGCAGGCGTACAAGTAGCGTTAAGTCGGACCATCAGATATTGATAGATGCAGGGCTAAAGGTAATAGCGCCGCGTGCGCACCCACCAGTTAAAGATCGTATCAATGCAGTAAATGCTATGTGGCGTAACGCTGCTGGTAAGGTGCGCATGACTGTTGACCTGAAGTGTAAAGAGATTATAGCCGATATGGAACGCGTACAGTGGCATAACGGCGAACCTGACAAGCGGCAAGAGAAGCGAGGTTATGTGCATATGAGTGACGCTGTTGGCTATGCGACACATTACTTGTTCCCTGTAGTACGCCGCGAGGCTGTAGAAATTAGGAGATTCTAAGATGCAAAGCCCGTCGGAAGTAGTTGAGGCTATCAGGATCGAGTTTCAGCAACGCGTTAAAAATCAGTGGAATGAGGATCGTCTGAAGTGTCTCAACTACTACGACGGTTTAACAGAGAGCTACACTCGTAATAACTTTAGCGCTGATTCACTGAAACAGGTACCGATAGCCAACAACAATATATTCAAGCGTGTAATTGATCGCATCAGCCTCGTTAACATGGTACCACCGATACGGACGTTGACCAGCGATAACGATAAGCCGCATAAATTGCAGGACGAATACACAAAGCTGACGAGGTACAAGGATATTAAGCTACCTCGTGCCGAGCGATATACTAATGCGTTGCGGCTTATTGCACTGCATGTACAGTGGGATGATGTTGATAAGGTGTTCCGGTACCAGGTTATCACTGACTTTGAACCGGAGTTTCATCCTAGCGACCCGTTTAAGCCTGTGGCGATCAATTACCCGATTGCAACGTTAGCTGAAGTCAGAGACACTACACCTGAAACATGGCGCAGGTGGGACTTGCAAGGCTGGCAGGACTACGGACAAGGCGAAGGGGCGCAGCGACCTATTGACGGTGACGACCTGGGCTACGGCGTGTTACCGTTTGTGTTTTGTTTTGCTGACGGTGTACCTGAGACGGAATTTCTTGATGTAGCGCCTGCTGTGGATCTGCGCGATAGCAACCACGCCATCAATGTGGCATTGACTAACAAGAACGCCAATACGCATTTTCAGAGTTTCGGTAAACAGTGGATTGGTGGTGTCAATGATGCAGGTAATATTAAGACGGGGCAGGATACCGTAACAGTATTGCCCGAAGGTGGTACAATGGGTATCTTATCGCCACCTGACACACTACAAAGCATTACCGCATCGGTACAGAGCGACTACAAGGCGGTAGCACAGAACTACGGGCTTGACCCGTCGTTTGTTGAGGGCACCACAGCTCAGAGTGGCGTAGCCTTACGGCTACGTAACCAGGAGCTTACCGATAACCGTCGTCAGGATGTAACAGTCTGGCGGGATATTGAGGCGCAGTTGTACGATATCGAGGTTGCAATGTTGAAGGTGCATCAGCCCGGTAAAGTGTACCCTGCAACAATGAGTGTTGATTACAGTGAAAGCGTTGAGGTGCTGACACCGCAGGAGCAGCGTGACAAGGATCAGTGGGAAGTGGATAACGGTTTAACGACCTGGGGTGCAATACTGTTGCGTGACAACCCCGACAGGTTCACCGATAACGATAACGAGACAGCACTTGAGCAGGCTGAAGGGTGGGTAGCGAGCAACAAGGCGAAGGGTAAACCTATCGTTGCCGATAGCCCGCTGGTAACGGCGTTTAATAAGCCGGTAGAGGAATAATGCCTGACTACGCAGACGCAGCGGCTAAACGATTCCAGAACGCTATTGCAGATATGCAGCGGCGTGTCGGTGATTTGTTTGTAACGCTGCGTGATCTGCCTGCTGACGAGATAATGGTACAGTTGCGGGCGTTGGATATTAAGTCGGTGATTACCGGCTTACTTGAACCGGAGATTGTAAGATTGCAGGCTGCGTATACTGCCGGTCTGGAGCTGATAGCGCCTTACGGTACTGTTGCGCCGGGTGTATTGGAAGCATTGGTTGATATGGATATGCAGGTGTATGTCGGCAAGATAGGCAGCACAGCGGACGACTTACAGCGACTACTTGCTCGCAGTGCGTTAGGTGGCATGAGTGAAGCTGACTTCGCCAAAGAGGTATTGCGTACAGGTTTACAGCCGCATCAGGCAAACGCACTGACTAACGATTCATTGCGCAAGTATCAGCGACAGGTTAAAGATCAGATGGCGCAGACTGCCGCACCTGATAAGCTGTTTATCTACGAAGGGCCGAATGATGATAAGACTGACGACTACTGCTTAGAGATGCTGGCTGCGGGTCCGTTGACTTACGAGCAAATTGAATCGCAGTTCCCCGGCACATTCACAGCGGGCGGTCACTTCAACTGTCGTCATAGTTGGGAGCCGTATGTGCGCGAGAGGCAGGTAGCATGAGCATTACTATAGCGCAAACAGTGAAGCTTACACCTGACGCATGGCGACGCAAGGCTGAACGGGTTATCGAGTCTATCCGCAACCATGTAGCTAAGAAGCAGTATTTCAGGGGTGTTAAGTATAACGCTGATTATGCGCTAAGTAAAGCCGACCGGAAGGCGGCGCCTAAGGGTGTACCGCAAGCATCGACTAGCGGCACACCGGATCTGACGCTTACAGGTAAGATGTTAAAGGGTTTAGAGGTTCGGCAGGTTGACGATAAGGGTTTCACTATCGGCTGGATAGGTGAAGATGCGGCGAAAGTGGAATATAACGCTAACATGGGTCGCGCCATTACAACTGACAGTGTACCGTTGATACCGCCGGTTGAGAAGGAATTATACGCTGATATCGACGCTAACTTCGCCAAGCGTGTAGCGCAGAGCAAGAGTACAACGAATATAGATTTGAAGATGTAGTATGATAGACAAGATTGGTACTGGTAATTGGGTAATCACCGCTGACGATAACGCGTCAGATATACGCGGCAGGGCTAACAGTTACAAGTTCATTATGCGCAAGTGGGACCAGGTTAGACATCGACTCGCAAAAGAGGGTGTCGTTGGTTCGTACAGAACGCCGAAATATACAGCGCGAGCGCAACATGCGGTTGAGCGGATTCGCTTTCGTGAGAATGCGATACGAGCAGGAGACTTTGAAGCTGCGGGCATTACACAGACGCAGCAGGGTAACAATATATAACAGTTGGAGGACAGCATGTCCGACGAGAACAAAGAGCAGCAGCTCAACGAAAAGCAGCCAGCGGGCGGCAACGACGACAAACTCCAGGCCGAGATACTGAACGCGCAGAAGCAGCGCCAGCGTGCGCAAGCAGCCGAAGCGGAACTTGAAAAGATCAAAGCCGAGCAGGAGAAAGTACGGCAGGCAAAACTCGTAGAAAACGAGGAGTTCCAGACTGTGATAGGCGAGCAGAACGCGGAACTTGAAACACTCCGTAAGCGTGATGCCGAATATTCAGCGGAACAGAAGGCGCGGCGCAAGCTGTTGCTTGATAAAGTGCCTGACGATCAACAGGAATTTGTGGAGGCAATGTCGCTCCCGGTGCTTGAGAAATATGTTGCGAAGCAAACACCGCCTGACACCGGTAAACCACCCGGTGCCGCTGGTACCAAAAAGCGTAGTCCGGAAGGTTTGCCAGATCGGTATATTGATTGCACAACATCTCAACAAAAACGGGATTGGCTTGCCGCGCATAAATAAGCGAGGCTATTATGGCTGATGAATTATTCGGCGTAACAGATGCCGCGGCGTTTACACCTGAAGTGTGGGCGCCTTCTGTAGGTGACTATCTACAGAACCTGGTTGGATTGCGCAATATGGTAATGGATTATAGCGGGCTGATTAAAGGCCCCGTCAAGAAAGGCGATGTAATCCATATTCCGAGTTTCGGTGAATTGACCGCCGAGGCTAAATCTGAGGACACCGACGTTGAACCGCAGTCCGGTACCCACGTTGATAACTCGGTTACAATGGACCAGCACTATACTGTTGTGTTCAAGATCGAGGATATTGCGGAGGTACAGACTAACGATGTGATATTTGACGCTTATGTCAAGCACGCTGGTAATGCGCTGCACTATGAGCTAGAGAACTACCTTTCCGGTACTATTTTGCAGGCTGCAACTACCAACGATGTCCAGCTCTCCACCGATAACACAATGACAACTGCATTGTTCCTGTCGGCGGTGGGTAAACTGTTGACTTACGACGTACCCGTACCGACCGATTGTTTCTTCGGTGCATCCCCGTTGACTTATGTAAGCACTATTTCGCTTCCCGAAATGAACGCTTACGAGAAAACAGGCGTGCCCGGCAGCAAGGTTGTCGGTCTGAACGGTTTTGAAATTCCGCTGTATCCCAGTACAACCTGGGACCAGACAGGCGCGGCAAATGCCGAGGCCGCTACTCTGTGGCATAAGTCTTGTGCCGCTGTTGCGGTACAGCAGGAGCCGACTGTAATGGCTGCGAATATCCCGCGTGCCGTTGCAATCGAGGCGTCTGTATCGACTATTTACGGTGCAACCCTGCTCTTTGAGGAGCGTGCATCGAACTTCGTACAGGTGA